ATAATATTACCCTCTCTTTAGGAGCAACCGGTGGAACAGGAAATTTTACAAAAGGCGATACAGTATACCAATTTGGAAATGGAGCAATTACGGGCTCTGTGGAAAGCGCAACCGCAAAGGCAACTGTGGTATCCTTCAACCCAAATGATCCAAACACTATTATTCTTTCTGATATCGTCGGTAAGTGGTCAGAGACGAGTGTAAGCATGCAATACAAAATTACAAATAATAATAGTATTCCTTCATATCGTATTGTAACAGGAATACAGGATAAATTTGGTGATTTTGTTGATGATAGTAACAAGCAAATACAAGACGAAGCAGATCAGTATTTTAATTTTACCGAAAAACATCCATTCGGAGAACCTTAATAAATGTTTGAACACTTTTACCATCAAACAATAAGAAAAATTGTTGTGGCGTTTGGCGCGTTGTTCAACGACATTTATATTTCTCGTTATGATGATGCGGGTAGTGAAGTTGAACGCATAAAGGTTCCTATATCTTACGGCCCACAACAAAAATTTATTCGTAGATTAGCACGAATTGGAACTGATTTTGATGCAACAAAAGTAAGAATAGAAAATTATTTGCCTCGTTTATCTTTTGAGTTGTCTAATTTAAATTACGATTCAACTCGTAAATTGAACACGATGAATAGAACAGTATTTTTTAATGCTGCAAACACTTCAACTCTAAAAACTCGTTACGAACGAGTTCCATATAACATGGATATAAATCTTGGCATTATGACCAAGAACACAGAAGATGCTTTACAAATAATAGAGCAAATATTGCCGTACTTTCAACCAGAGTATACAGTTTCTCTTAAAATGAATGAACTTGATACTAATGTAAATGTACCAATAGTTTTTAAGAATTGTGTTTTAGGTGAGGGAGATGATGGGTCTTATGGTGGATACGATCTTAGAAAATTAACTTATGCAAATCTCTCATTTACTTCCAAATTTTATCTGTATGGCCCAATCAAAGAACTTGGAGTTATTACAGATACTGGCGGAGTTTCTATTCATTCGGGAGGAGCAACTGGAGGAACAGGCATTGGTGGAATTAATATTATTGTGGGAGATGAAACTACTGGTGCTACTGCTGCAACTATCAGAGTGTATGCAAACGAAGGTGTTACCGCTGGAGATTATGTTCCATTAGGGCCAACTGCACAGGAGTCTATTACTGAATTTCCTCCAAATGATTGATAGGAGTTTATATGAATGGTGAATCAAAAGTTGATATGAATTTGAATGCTGCTATTTTTGGAGAAAAGATACCAGACAAAGGTGACAAGATCGTTGTATCGGAACCTGTTAAAATATCTTCCTCTCTAACAGGAAATGCCGATGCTGACCGCGATTATCGTGAAGTTCGTGATAATCTAAAGCGAGTTATTATTCAGTCGGAAGATGCCATTCAAGGTGTTCTTCAAGTTGCTCAAGAAACACAAAGTTCTAGAGCATATGAAGTGGCTGCTCAATTAATTCAAGCAACCCTTGAAGCCAACAATAAATTGATGCATCTACACAAACAACTCAAGGATATTAAGCGTGATGA